GCCAATATTCTATTTGGGTCAGTTGGAAATAAATTTTGTAATGGGTCAACTTGATTACTAGTACTCCAACCATATTCTCTAACGTTTGGAACTAAATAATATGCTCTTTTAACGTTTTCATTTAAATCTGGTGATTGATTCCATTTAATTTTAAATCTATATTTTCCTCTAGTTGGTATTCCTATTTTAGGGTCATCTGAAAAAACTCTTTCCCCAAACTCATTTGTTGTTACGTAATCTAAGTTCATTGGAATGTCTAATAACCAAGTTCCATTTTCATCAATAACCTGACCATTTTGTTCTAATTCATATTGTTCCAAAATTGGTCTACCTTGAACATCTTCTTGAATAGTTTGACGTATTGCCAATATTTCACCTGGTCCAGCAACTAAAGAACATAATTCACCTTGAGCAAATTTAGGTTTACAATTTGATTTCAATGCTAAGTTATCAACATCTGAAAACATTGACCCCATAAAAATTGCCGTAGGTTGAATTACAACGTTAGCCTCAGTAGATAAATCAAAATCAGTTCTATTAATACCAATATTACAAATATCTGGTTGTCCCCATAATGGTTCAACCGTTATAATTTTATTAAGAGATATAATTTGAGGTAATTCATTAAGATTACTTGAAGATTTGAATCTTGTTCCAGAAACTTGAGCCTCTGTTGCCAATCCTAATCTAATCAAATCTTGTGGTGCTAAAGAGAATTCACCAATATCTGACAAATCTACATCAACGTGAATTGTTTGTACACCAAGCGGTACACCAAATATCATAAAATCACCACTTTCATTAGTATTTGCGGTGTATTTATAATACTTGTCAAATACTTGAATGAAACTTTGGTTAATTAAAACATCTTCTTTATCAAAGAAAGAACCTGTTGGTACGTGATTAGAATACGATTGGACATATGGTAATAAATTATATCTATACCCCACATCATTTATATCTGAAACTTCTTTATATGGATAAATTGCAGAAACAATCGGATTGTTTTCATCTTCATCCGCTAGTGGAACAAATATTGAAACTTTACAATTAGGTAAACCAAATCCACCATTAATACTTATTCTACCAATAACAACACCATAATCGGCACATTGTCTAGTATAGATTTCACTTTGTAAAATCTTTAATGAAAGTATTTCTAAAAATTCAAAATCTTGTTCTAAATTTACTTTAATTGACTTATCAACCCCAACTTGGGTTCTTATTCTATATGAATTTGACATTAATTACCTTTTTTAGATAAATAGTTTATTTGCTATTTTCAATAAAAGATAAATTACTTTTCAAATAAATAAATTATCAAGAAAAATTAACTGTTTTAATATTTTTAACCCTTACATTTATATCTTTATTTGGGAAACGAATTTGATATGTCTGACTTGGTTCAGCAAAAATTGTATCATCAATTAATTCAATTTGTTTTGTTGTACTATCAATATATCTTTGTGATGTTTGAGAAGATGAGTATTGTCCTCCAACTCTATTGAATACTTGAATGTCGGATAATGTTAATACACCATTTTGGGATTGAATTAATCTTCTTATTTCAGATACATTAACATTTTGACCCATTTCTCTATTTCCTGGTTCAAAATATGTTGAAACGACATTGATTATTTGAGTAACAAAAGCTCCTTGATTTTGACTATTATCCAAAACAACATCAATATTAAATGCCAAATCAATTACATTTGCGATTTCAATTGAAATATAATCATTTATCATTCTATAATTGGATAAATAATTTGCAATATTACTTTTTAAAGTGTTTGATATAATTTCAGTTAATCTACCACTATCATCATAGGATAACATTTTTATTTTTAATTTGTTATTTTCTTCTGTAACTGAGACTTTGGCGGGTGCTCCAAATTGAGCTGGCATAGTTCGTATTATTGATTCATAATCATTTATTGTTACAGCTCTGTTTTGTGCCGCAAAATTAAATGACACATAATTTCTAACCTCTTCTGTTGTTGGTGAACCAGCACCACCTATAGCAGCGGTTACATTATTACAAGACAATGAATTTATTACACTAGTATTAACACTTGTTGATGGTCCGTTAACAGCAAATGATACTGTACCAATATTATTTATAACATTAACACCTAAATTACTACCTAATCCACCACCAATACGATATTGTATAAAAAGAGTTGTATTCGCCTTTAATGTACTTCCTAAAGCAAAATTGTTAGAATATTTATATAAATTTAATTTAAACCCATTTCTAGCAAATTCGGCTAATTGTTCATCAGCTGATTGACTCCCACCACCAAATGTCATTTTTAGAAATCCTTCTGGTGTGAATTCTGTAATAAATTTATTTGATGTTGTTATGTATTTCCCAACCTTAATTCCAGGGTTATCTGAAACTTTAGTGGGGTCTTCAATAAAAACTTTATCATCAATTAATGCTTTTACTTCGTACCATCTATCTTGTAATCCTTGGAATTCTTGAGGCGTTGGAATACTAGAATATTGTGTCCCATCCTTTAATAATACGCCTGTAACACCTAATACATTTCTTTCAGGTAAAAATAATTCAAAGAAAGGTCTAACATCATTTGGCGTCACAACTCTTTTAAATACTTTTGTTATTCCATTAACAACAGTTTCTCTTTTTGTTATTGTGTAATTTAAAAGTGTATTATTAGAATCAAAATTTGGTATTTTAAGACGATTTGGGAATCCATCAGCACCAATTGGTGATGCGAAATCAATATCATTTGCCGTTTCAAATACTTGTCCAGCCCCATTAACTTGAGCACCTCTTCTTAAAATACCACAATATCTTAAATCTTCTTTATCTCCAAATGCTGGAACTGTTATACTAAAATCCACCAAAGCAACAGATGGTCTTTGACCTGGAATTTTTAAACCATAAGTTCTAGCTATGTTAAATACTGATGAACGTTGTTGGGCGTATTGTAATACAGTTTCTTGAATACTTCTATCAATATTAAATTGTAAGTTATCCGAAACTGCAGCATTTAAATCCAATAAAGCCGAAAATACTGATGCGTCATTGAAATTATCAATTAATTCAGGATAATAAGTTCTAGTAAAATTAATTAATTCAGTTCTTATTGACTGAAAATCTCTGGTTGTATATGATATTTTTTTGTTTGCCATAATATTATATGTTAATAATTATAAAATCACTCGAATTAAATGCTGAATCAGTGATTGTATAATCAATTCTTATTTTTGCTGTATGTTCTAACTGTCCAATATTGGTTACTGTAAATTCTTTTTGGTCATTCTCAGTTACATATGAACCTTTATTTTCTAACCCCTCTGACGCGGGGTTTATACTTATGTTTGTTATTGTTAATCCAGGTAAATATTCCTCAACTGAATCTCTAATTTCCGCTTCAATATCTGAAAATGTTGGCCCATCCAATGGTTCAAACAAAAATTCATATAGTCTTGTACCAAAATCAGGTAAATAATATCTTGTACCCTTTCTAGTCAATATTAAATGAACCAAATTACTTCTTATTTCATCATCAGTTGTTTGTGATAACGATACATAATTACCTTCATATGAATCCCTAAATGGGAAATTTATACCGTATGTTTTTCCATTAGCCATAATAATAAATATACAACCTAATATTTTTCAATAAATACCATAAAACAAAAAATCACGACATAATGTCGTGATTTATTATTTTAAGATGAACAACTGTAACAATTGAATGGTGAATCAATTGGTTTACTAATTACATCAACGTGGGGTAATGTTGGTGTTACTTTTGGTTTATCTATTTTTGATATATCTACAGCCAAATGTTTTGCCCCAGTTGATATTGCCTTAGTTCTCACATAATAACATAATGTTTTCAATCCTTTTTGCCAAGCGTGGAAATGTGATGAAGTAATCTTTGACAAAGTTGGGTTACCCATATAGATGTTCATTGATTGTGATTGGTCAATAAAAGGACCTCTATCTGCCGCCATATCAATCAATTCTCTCTGTGATATTTCCCATATTGTTTTATACTTCTTCATCAAATATTCAATCCTTTTAACTTTAAAGTTGTATTTCTTATCTTCAGTGTCTAAGTAATTGTTGAAGTTTATATTTTGAATTGACCCTTCATTTAGAATGATTTCATTTTTCAAATCTTCTCCCCAAATTCCAAGTTTCTCAAAGTCAGCAATTAGATATTTGTTTACAATCATAATCTCACCACCCACTACTCTTCTGTTAAAGATTGCTGAATGTGCTGGTTCAGTCATTTCGTAAGAACCAGTTATCTTGGCAGAACTTGCAACTGGCATCTGTGCTGTAAATAATGAATTACATATACCATAATTTTTAACATTTTCTTTTAAATCATTCCAATTCCATCTTCCAGATAAATCTGATTCTGTTAATCCCCACATATCAAATTGGAATATACCTTTTGACATTGGTGAACCTTCAAATAAATCATATTTTGGATATTCACCATCATAAGCCAATTTATTACTCTCACTAATTGCAGCATAATAAATTGTTTCAAATATTTCTTTATTCAGTTTCTTAGCTTCTTCAGAGGTAAACTCATAATCCATTAGATAAAATACATCAGCTAATCCTTGAGTTCCTATGGCGATTGCTCTTTGTTCTCTACCACCTTTTTCCCCTTTATTCGTTGAATAATTATTGATATCAACAACTTTGTTCAATGCTCTCACTACTTTACAAGTTTCGTTATAAAGTTCCTCAAAATCAAATTGTGCATCGTGTACAAAGTTCTTTAATACCATTGAAGATAGGGTACAGATTGCTGTAGTTTTTTCATCAGTATATTGATAAATCTCATTACAAAGATTTGATTGTTTAATAACCCCAATGTTTTGATGATTTGTCTTTTTATTAGCACTATCTTTAGAACATAGATATGGAACACCAGTTTCAATCTGAGATTCAATAACTTTAGTCCAAACATCTTGAGCTTTAATTTTCTTACCCAATCCCATACGTACAGCCTCGTTATAAACATTTTCATATTCATCACCATAAACTTCTTGTAGTGCGGGTAATCCAGCTTTTTTGATGTCATTAGGACAGAATAGATACCAATCACCATTTTCTCTTACGGCTCTCATAAAGTTATCAGGTATCCACAATGCTGTGAATAAATCTCTAGCTCTTAGTTCTTCAGCACCTGTGTTCTTTTTGATTTCCAATAAATCAATGATGTCCTTATGCCAAGGTTCAAGATATATCGCAGCAGAACCAGGTCTTCTACCTTGTTGATTAAAGAATCTTAATGACTCGTTAACAATCTTTAGATATTTTAACAATCCACCAGCAAAACCACCCGATGTTGATAATCTACTTTCTTTACTTCTAATATTTGACATACAAAGTCCAATACCCGCAGCATCAGCCGAATAAGTGGAAATATCAGTCATTGTATTCAATAATCCTTCTCTTGAATCTTCATCATTATAATGTAATACACAAGACGCCAATTGAGGTATCTTTGTCCCAGAATTAATCATAATTGGTGTAGCGGGAGAAATAAGTTGGTTTGATAGTGACTTGTAATATTCAATAGCCTCTTCAAATGATTTTGTAACCCATAGAGCTACCCTCATATACATATGTTGAGGTCTTTCAATCGTCACACCTTTTGGTGTTTTAAGAAGATACATTTCATATAATGACCTCCAAGCAAAATAATCAAAGTTGTAATCATTCTCGTGATTGATAACCCTATCAATATTAGAAGCACCATAACTTTCAATGGTTTTCATTAATGTCTCATTAACAATGCCATCAACGTGTAAAGTGTGCATTGTATTTGAGAAACTTGGGTCAGTTTCTTTGTGATATGATGATATTGCAACAGAGGAAGCTAATCTTGAATAATCGTGATGACTTCCAGTATATGATGCCGCAATTTCATAAATCAACTTATCAAGTTGTTTGGTTGAAATTACCCCCTCAGTTGGTACTGAGGTGATAACTTTAATGAATATTTGGTCAGAATTAACGTTTAGGTTTTTACTTGCTCGTTTAATTCTTGTTTGTATTTTTGTGGGGTTGAATGATACAACCTCACCATTTCTTTTTTGAATTCTTAATGACATAGTTATAAATTTAAAAATCGTCTGTAAATGAAATCGTTTCGTTCAATTTAGCTTTTTGGTATTCCATTGTTCTTGATTCAAAGAAATTACCCTTTGTTTCAACCGCAATTTGTTCCATAAACTTGAATGGTTGTTCGACATTGAAATGTTTACTACATCCCATCTTTATTAGTAAACCATCGACTACAAACTCTAAATATTGCTTCATTAGATTTGAGTTCATTCCGATTAGAGAAACTGGTAAAGATTCTGTAATAAATTCCTTTTCAATTTCCAAAGCAGACAATAGAATTTCTTTAATTCTT